CCTCATTAAACGATTCATACATCTTTCAAAACTTTTATTTTGTTCTGCGTCTGGGCCAACATTCAATAAAAATGAAAATATAAAATTATCTCCATCAGTTGGTGTTAATACACTTGATATATCGGCGTCTCTTAATTGCTGTTGACAAATCCTTTTAAAATCATAATCATCATCATTTAAACTCGTTAAAAGAGAATATAATGGATTATCATCTTCACTCCCAAATGTTTTCGCGGTGATACTTCCGGTAGAACCTATTTGAATTAGTTGTGGATCATCAATTTCGAGTAACTCTCCTCGGACATCTGTCAACCACCATTGCAATGATATACCATTATTACTAAAGGGTATTGTTACATCATTGATTATTAAGGTTTTTCCTTCTTTAGTTGCTCCCGGGAAAGGTTTTGTTTCCAATTGATCATATGAAATAGGGTTTATCGCAAACCAATTTATTTCACCTTGAAGATTACTTTGATTTTTAACTATTTCTAAAAAATCCTCAAAATCTGGTTGATCAGGAAACTTAATATGATGATTTGTTGTTCCAGAAATTTTCAATGGACCACAGTTTTCCCCGTCAGTGATACTTACTCCTCCATAAACTCCTTGTGTAAAGTCTGTTGAAGTCGGGGGTGTGGATAATGTTGAATCTTCATTGAATATACTACGAGCGCTATTATAATACTTACCTGTCTTACTGTAAATGGCCTGGTCAGATAACCTTGACACTTGGTCTAATTTATCATTTATAGTAATCATATTATCATTAAATTCTCGTTGTTGTAATATGTATCCCTGCATGGTATATGCATCCATATTTCTATAAGGATATTGACACTTCTGGTGACAACCGATTAAGGAACAATCTCCTCCAATTGTTCCTAAAACACAAGTCCCTCCGTCAGGACCTGAATGTGGTTTCCATTCACAGTGTTCTGTGCATGATGTTGGGGACGTTTTAGAACCACATTCTTCACAACCTGTTGATGTAAAGCCTCCATCGTTTTTTCTTTTTAAAATCCGTCCACATGTTTGGTCTGTTTTTATGATATCATCAGCATTTTGTGTCCGTGTTCCTTCCATTTCTGTTAAATGATATTCGCATCCACCACAATCATTATTTGCTTCTTCGGGTGTATAATCTGTCATTTAAATATTCTAGATAATTAATATATAATATATATTTTTATTATTTATTTAATGAAAATCATAATTTCATAATTTTTTTCTGGGCTGTTTCTAAAAATTTAGATTTTTCAATAATTGTTAATAATTCTTGAAGATCTTTCTCTTTCTTAAATTTATCATGACCTATTAAAAGTAAATCCATTCTTTTCTTTCCATGAATTCTAAAGTCATTTTTTTTTAAAAAGCAAGTCCAATCGACATCTACATCAAAAGAATTCAAAGAACCACAAGATGTTTTAAATGAATTAAAGTTCTTATTCGGTAATTCTTTCTGTAAATTGTATGCAAATCCTTGTTTCCATGGTGCTATCTGATACCATATTGTTTTCCGTTTACAACATGATATCGCATCGGTAATACTTTGATCTCCAGTTAAAAGGATGTCTGGAACACTATCTCTTATTAAAGAAATAAAAATTTCTCTTTTCTGGGGTAATAAATCTGCCCGGATTAGTAAAACGGACTTCTCTCCAAGATCTTCTAATATTTTTCTTTTATCACCGTTATTATAAACGATCGCGATATTTTTAAAGTATTGCTTTACAATTGTCCTTAACTTAGAAGTAAATTGTGGATTATATTCTATTTCTTCTTCAATCCAGGAGGGAATTACAATCTGGAATTTTTGATATTTTTTTGAGTATTTTTCACAGATCATTTCTAAATAGGAAAAGAAACAATATTTCGCGTGTGAACCCCATTCAGGTGAAGGTTGGATATAAACCATGGCATAGGGCTTTTTTATTAGATCCTGTTCTTTAGTTTTAAAGTCATTTAATAAAATTCCTAAGTTATCTTCTCCAACTCCTATAGGGAATGTATAGGGTGGGAATTCTCCATTATATTCACTCATCGTAAATGTATTAAAAACATTAGCATAATGAATACATTTTTGAAACTTTTTGATTTCAAAACTTTTATTGATAACTGGAACAACAATCATCAAGTCAAACTTTATTTTCTTTTTAAGAATAAGTTGATCATAACCAATACATTGAATATCTTCTTTTTTTGAGTGTAACTTAACAACACCTTTACTTACACCTAATTGATCATATTTTCCAGGATCACTAGTACAGATACTTACATTCATATTAGGATACCATGATTTAAGATAATCATAAAATGTTTTACAAACAATGATATCACCGAATCCGCCACATGGGATATTAAATAATCCAACATTAATATTTGTATGTCCTTTTTTAAATTCTTTGATATCATTCATTTTCCAAATGATATCATAAAGATCTTCATAATATTTTGATTGATTTGATAAAAGTTTTATAAATTTTATATTTTCTTCATCCATTATATTATTATTATTATTATTATTATTATATTATATTATATTATTATGGATTACAATAGATCCGGTGGGAAATTATTAGCAAAAGGATCAAAAAGTTGTGTTTTACTCCCAAGTATTCCGTGCTCTTATGGTGAAAAAGTTTCTAAAACAAAGGTTTCAAAAATAACATATGGGAAGAATGCTAAGGAGTCATTAGAACACGAAAAATCATTAAATTCAATGATAAATTCAATAAAAGGATATAATAAATGGGCATTAACTTTTGAAACATTTTGTAAACCAGTCAGTTACTCTAAATTGGAAAAATATGATCCAAAGGGAATGAAAGACTGTTTGAAAGGAGAATCCCGTGAAATGAAAGAACAATTTAATAAAAATAGTCAAATGATGATTGGGGAATATGGGGGAATTACGTTAGAAAAATATTTTACAGATCATTTTCTAAATGTTTCTGAAAAAAATTTAGAAAAAGAATTTTTAAAATTCATGAATATGATGAAACCTGTCTTTTTAGGATTAGTAGAAATGGGTAAGAATAAGATAGTCCATAAAGATATAAAATACAATAATATTGTAGTCCATAAAGGTTCATTCAAATACATTGATTTTGGATTATCAAGTCATCTAAAAAATAAACATGAATTCAAGAGACGTGCTCAAAGAGAATTCTCAACATCCCGTTTATACACATGGTATCCTGTCGAATATTTATTTAATTATCAGAATAATCATGAATTGGAACAAGAATTAAGAAACTTGAATACGAGAGACGTCCGTTCAGGTATTGACTTATTGTCTGAAATCCATTTAATGTTCAATCGTGATTATCAATATATCATCAATGATGCCGTAATAAAAATAAAAAATAAAAATGTTAATGAAGATGAAATGTTATCAAAAATTGATATATATAGTGTTGGAATCTTATTACCATCACTATTTTTAACAAAATCAAATATCAATTATCCTTATCAAAAATCCAAAATGATTGATGAATTTTATCAACTCTTTGAAAAGATGTCCGAACCTTACTATGTTAATCGTATTAGTGCCGAAGAATCATATCAATCGTTATTATTTTTATTAAAAAAACATTATAAAAAGAGAAGCAAGCGGAAATCATCTAGAAAATCTAATAAGCGGGGTAAATAAAAAAATAAATAATTTATCTAAGATAATATACACCTCCGAAAATCAATAATATCCCTACTATTTTTTTCTTATCTATTTTTTGTTTCAGGAATATTACCGCCAGAATAAATACAAATAATGTATTTAGATTCACAATAGATCTAGCATCTGCTGGATTCTTACAATTCTTTATTGAATAAAAAATAGCAGGTTCAATAATCATATAAACAACTAACATCCTTACAAATATAGTTAGAAAATCCTTTGTATTTGGGACCTTTACTTCTCTTTTTGAAATAAATAGATAGATTAATGTACAAATAAATACTATTATATTCGCAACTAAAATATAATCTATGTAATCATACCGATTGATTAAATCTATAGAGAATACGTCTCTAAGCGCAATAAATACAGCAGCTATTAAACCATAGATCATCCATTTTTCCATATTATATATAAACAATATTAATATAAACATAATATTTAAAAAATTATGAATGATTTTAGTTTAAATGAAATTAAATGATATTGATTTCGATAAACTATCTGATAATGAATTAAAAGCATTATGTATTAAATATAAGATGGTAGAAGGTCATAATATATCCACTATTTCACGGAAAGAAAGTTTAGTATTAATTAAATCTTTTCTAGAAAGAAAACTCAAAGTATATGGTCAAAAAAAAAATCAAGATCCCAATTTAAAATCTATAAGTGTGAGAAGAATGTCTACTTCTGGTAGTCTTCAAACAAATACGGGGAATAATTCAGGTCCTCCCAGGGCAAATGTTCAGCGAAGAATGTCACACCCTATAACTAAGATAGAAAAAGTTGATGCGGTTGAAACCCATCAAAGAGTTGAAACGAAAATACAATCAACCAATAATGTAAAAGAACAGATAAAGTCATTAAATCCGCAACACGATGTTATAGGAATGTATCCAGCGGTTAATAAATTAATTGCAATAGGAGACCTTCACGGAGATTTAAGAGCCACATTATCTGTATTAAAATTGGCGGAAGTAATCCCTCAAACAACAACTGAAGAAACAATTAATAATGCCCATTGGTGTGGTGGAGAAACGTGGGTAATACAACTTGGAGATCAAATAGACCGTTGTAGACCCGATGATTGGGAACAAAATTGTATTAAAGATTTATCGGACGTTTATGAAGATGAAGGTAGTAATATGGCGATTATTAAATTATTACTACGCCTTGATGATGAAGCAAGGCAAAGTGGTGGGAGAGTTCTAGGATTATTAGGAAATCATGAAATAATGAATGTTGATAAAGATTTTAGATATGTTTCACCAAAGGAATTCCTGGAATTTGTTCCGGAGGCACAGAGAACATCAACATATACGAAAGATGGATACCCATTGGGATATTATCATCGTATCAAAGCGTTTGAAAGAGGGGGAAATATGGCTAAATTATATTCCGTAAAAAAGAAATCCATCATTATGGTTGGAAGTTTTATATTCGTTCATGGTGGGATTAGTCAAGATCTTGCTAGGAAATATACAATTGCCGAAATTAATGATGTCGTTACGAAATGGATGTGTAAGAATAATAATGATGCTGAAGAAAAAATATTTGATGAAATTTTTCGGGACGACGATGATATGTCCCCATTCTGGTGTAGAATATATGCCGAAGAAGAGGGTGAAGGAGAAAACACAGAACAGGGATTTAATAAGCTATTAAGTATTATCAATCAAAAAAATAGATTAATAACCCCAGTAAAAGGTGTTGTTATCGCCCATACTCCACAATTCATGGATTATAAATATCTAAATTCCGCATACGATGATCGTTTATGGAGAATAGATGTTGGTATGAGTAGAGCGTTTGGAAAACATAAAGATGGTGGTGAAAATAAGTTTCGCATCCCCCAAATCTTAGTAATCCATAATGATAGTAAGTTTGAAGTTAGAAAGAAACCTTGGGGATCAGAGAGACATCCTGCACCAGGTATGGGTGGGAATGCTGTTCTAAATAATTCAGGATTTTTATAAAAATAATAATAAAAATCTACCATTATAATAAGTAATATCCTTTTTAAAAAATATTATGAGTGTGAATTTTCAAACATTAGCCCCTATCATTGCTGCTTGTGTTACATCAGGTGGGATAATCTTTCAAATGGGTAAACAATCAGAGAAATTAGAAATTATCGGTTTGAAAGTTGAGGCCCAAGAAAAAAAATATTCTTTGAATAATGAAAAGGTTTGTGAAATATATAATAAATTAAATGTACTACAAAATGATGTGACAAATATTAAAGAAGATATTACAGAAATAAAACAATATATAAGAAATAAAAAATAATTATCCACAATGTTATCCCGAGATTTAAGTAATGTTAGTTAACTTGGAAGGAACACCTGCGATTTCCCTATCATATTCTGTATGGTCTGGGACTTTAATATCTTCAACCATATCAAGCATAGGTTCGATATTTTCATATGTTTTTCCCCCCATCTTAATAATTTGTTCAAGTAGGAAATTTGCTTTCAGACTTGATTCTTTCCATTGTTCAAGTTCTGTTTTCTTAGGAACAAAAGCTTTATCAACTACGATAATATTTCCATCAAAATCAGACATTTTCATTTTAAACACCGGGTCAAATGTAGTGCTGCCATCCATAACGATCGTTCTAAGAGTCTGGGGAGCCAGAGTTGGGTTCGTGACTTCTAGGGAATGAAAGATACATAGTTGATGTTTATCTTTATTACACCGGATTCCTTTTGTCGTGTTACCAGGGATGTATGAGAAATGTGTGAAGAAGAGAGGGTTATCGTCGGGCGCCCAGTAGATTGCTAATTCATGTTGTGTTTGATTGACAATTTCATAACTCTTCATTTGTTTCTCAGCTTCTTCCTTCTTTTTCCTTGCGGCAATAGTTGCTCTTTCATATCTTTCTTGGACTTGAAGTCTTCGTTCTATAGCATTATTCTTCTTTTCTTTATTCTCTTTTATTTTTTTTTCTTTCTCTTCCTGAGTTAAATCAGGACATCCTTTAAAATTATGCCCAGAACATTTACAATGTGAACAAACCATCTTTCTCTTT